ACGAAAAGGGCAAGAATCGCTATACAATGAAGGAGATCATCAATAGAATTGGAACGGTAACGGATAAAAATGGCCTCAATAGTGTAAAGGTGATGGATGTTGTTCGCGAATACCGGCGTTATTTGAAAAAGGCAAAGACCATTATAAAAAATACAGAAGCGGGTTATTTCCCTGGAAAATATTAGGGGGGTGTCAATTCAAAGTTCATGTTATAAGTGTCACTGACTGACAAGTAAAAATATACAATTCATTTACCACTGACAAGCGGAAGTAGGGAGTAATTCTCCCACTTCCGCTTTTTTTGTTTTTATGATTAGTGTTAGTTCAACAACAAATCATTGGAGGTAACGCAGTATGAACGAGCAAAGGCGAGCCGGGAGTCCATCCGAGATGGCCAAAATATATTCGATTCCTGAAGGTTCCCTGGCAAATATGCGCTGTCGAAAAGTCGGCCCGCGATATTTCCGGGTTGGTCGGAAGGTTTTATATTTCTTCCAGGATTTTGAAGCTTGGCTTCGGAAGGATCCAGTTTTGACTGTAGATTCTCTACCCGAGCAAAACGATTGAAGATCTGAGATTGCAAGCCGAGTACAAGAATCAGCGACGTTCAACTCTACAAAATAACAAGCGAGGAATAAAAATGTCATATCGAAAAAATCAAGGCTTTACCGTGTCTGAACATTACATTATTGCGGAGATTGTCAAAGGAGGGCTCAATATACTTTACGGGCTTAGTGTCCGTGTTTGCCACTTATATCCAAAGACACACCGCGTAGCGAAAGCCGTGCAGAAAACCATAGACTCAATCGAGCTGTTGCGATCTGTCCTTGATGATGACGTGGCAAAAAAAACGGACATGAATCATTCGTATTATTACCCTCGAGGAGAGATGAAGGATGAAGACATTTCGGCGGCGGTATAGAAGCGGAACAAGGTTCAATCTGAGTATCTCCCCTGTAACCCCTCATGTGCAATCAGACCAATGTCTATTGCTGTCCCTATGTATGGGTCCTTTCTATGGACCTCAACTGTACACGGTTTCCGCTAGCGCGGATTTTGCCTGCACTGAACATTTTATTTTCAGTAGAAAAGTAGAAAAGGGTTATTTCGCTAATGAATGAAATGAAAAAACAGGTCGAAGAGCGGATTCGGAAAGAGCAGGAGGCTCATCCACCAGAGAAAGTAGACAATNNNATTCGGGATTGCTTGGCAGGCAATGAACTGGGCGATGGGGTTTTATTCGCAACCCTTCACCGGGGAAAATTTATTTATAATGCTTCTGCAGGGGAATGGTTGATGTGGCAAGGGCACTACTGGCAGCGGGATTTAATGGGTCGTGTCCTATCGGCTGTTGATGATGTTCCGGAGATTTATCTTGCCGAAGCCGAAAAGCTAACCATAAAGATTCAGAACATTGTGCGCGGCGCCGAAGAAGGAAGCTCCGCCGCACTGTCAAAACTGCGGAATGATTATGAGCGGCGGGCGAAACGGCTGCGGACCACAAAGGGGCGGTCTGCCTGCATCGAGTTTGCCAGAACCTGCGCCAATCCCCTTGTGGTAAAAGGGGAAGAACTCGATGCAAAGCCCTGGCTCTTCCCTTGTCTGAACGGCGTCATTAATCTCCAAACCGGAGAACTCAAGGATGGCCGTCCGGAAGATTATTTAACTCGCTTTTCTCCTATTCCATGGGTGCATATTAATGAAACTTCAGCATTATTTGAAAAATCGTTTCTGGAGATATGTGGCGGAAATAAAGAGATTGTGGATTTCCTACAACGTTTCCTGGGATATCTGCTTACGGGACTTATTACTGACCACTATTTTTTGGTTTTTTATGGCCAAGGTCGGAACGGAAAAACTCTTATTGTTTCCTTTCTCAGCTATATTATGGGATCTTTTGCGTGCTCTATCCCTTCAGAAATGCTCCTTGATCAGGGAAGAGTAAGAAACCCTTCAGGTCCTACTCCGGATATCATGATGCTGAAAGGTCGTCGGCTGGTCTTCGCCTCGGAATCAGAAGAGGGTCGTCGATTCAATTCAGGACGTGTGAAGCTACTGTCCGGAGGTGATGAGCTGACCGGTCGGAATCCCCATGACAAGTACCAGACAAATTTTATGCCGACACATAAACTAATACTTCTCACCAATGACAAGCCACAAGCGCCTGCGTGGGATTTTGCATTTTGGGAGCGGTTGTTTCTAATTCCTTTCACTTTATCTTTTGTGGATCGAGAACCACAACAACTAAATGAACGACGTGCGAATAAAAACCTTTTAGAACAACTAAAAAAGGAAGCTTCTGGCGTTCTCGCCTGGCGTTGCCGTGGATGTCTTGAATGGCAACGGCGCGTTCTCGATCCCCCACGATCTGTGTTGGAGGCGACAGAGGAATATCGACGTAATGAAGACATCATTGCCGATTTTATTGAGGAGCGGTGTATCTTAGAACCGGGGGCGAAGGGGCTCGCGAAGGAAATTTATGCGGAGTTCGCCGCTTGGTATGAGGGGTTTATCGGCAAAAGAGTGCCTTCCAGGAAGTGGTTGGGCAAGCAGTTGCGGAGAAGATTTGAAAGCACAAAATCTAATGGACAGGTCGTTTATCATGGAATTGCTGTGTCTGGTTTATAAAAATTCAAAGTAGAGGTTGTAGATGTTTTTACCTACTTTCATATAACTTCTTATTTCTATTTTTTACTTTTCTTTAAGAGAGTTTATAGAAAAATAAAAATATTATCTACTAAGGGTTTAAAAGAGTAACGCATTTAAAGGCCGACAAATGGGGAATATATCAATAATATCAATCATCACCACAAACATATATGTCACCATGTACGTCCGGTATTAAGTAGATCATTTTTTCTGGATTGAATGAAGAGGGTATGGGTTATGAACGTTTTGGAACTAGCGCAATCGAAGGTTCAACTTAAAAAGGTTGCGAGCACTCACGGTGGCGAATATCAGGGGCCATGTCCGGGATGTGGCGGTAAAGACAGGTTTCACGTCTGGTCGGCACAGAATGAGGGCCGGGGTAGCTACTGGTGCCGTGCGTGCGGAAGGGCGGGGGATAGTATTCAATTCCTTCGGGATTTTGAGGGATTGACTTTTCAGGAAGCCTGTAATCGCCTGAATATTGCCACACCGCACCGAACAACGTTACGCACGCCTTCGATCCGTAAAAGCGCGGATTTTGAACCGGTCGATCATAAACCCCCTTCAGACCTGTGGCAAGAAAAGGCGGAAAAGCTGGTAATCTGGGCGCATGAGTGTCTACTGCAAGATCATGATGCAATGAGCTGGCTGGCACAGCGGGGCATTGTCCGGGATACAGTGATTCAACACCGGATCGGCTGGAATCCTGGAGAGAATGGGAAAGATATATTCCGGGCGCGTAAGGCTTGGGATTTATCGGAAATCATGAAAGAAAATGGCAGGCCCCGAGTATTATGGATTCCCATTGGTCTGGTGATTCCGTGTATTTCTGACGGCAAGATCTGCAGGATAAGGATCCGAAGGCCGGAGGGGAATAATCCGGAGAATCCACGTTATTACGTTCTACCCGGATCATCCATGAAAACCATGCTCCTGGAACCGGGTCGACGGGCGTTTGTGGTTGTCGAATCTGAATTGGATGCCCTTTTGGTCAGTCAGTATCCGCAGGTAGGGGCGGTGGCCCTGGGATCGGTATCAGCGAAGCCGGATGTTGAGGCATACAAGGTTTTGAAAGACTGTTTGCAGATACTGATCAGTCTGGATTTCGATGATGCCGGCGCAAAGGCGATGCAGTGGTGGAGTGAGAATTCCACGAACTGTAACCGATGGCCTGTGCCGGCGGGCAAGGATCCATCTGAAGCTTTTCAGCTTGGAGTGGATATTGAACAGTGGGTAAAGGCAGGGTTGCCGCCTGCAATGATTATCGAGGAAAAGGAAAATCAAGAACCGGAAGTCAAAGAGCACAAACCGAAGAGTGCAAACCGGAAACCAGAGAGCGGGGATTGGCCGGAAACAATTTTGGAACTCCATAATCTGTTAGCGCAGAACCCGAGCGTTCAGATCATAAACACACCTGAAAGGCTTACTGTCCTGCGAAACGGAAAATATGTGGGTGGTCGGATTAACGAACTGGTATTCAGGACACAGGAAGTTCTTGATCATATCCTGTCACATCCGGACGAAATGATCGACAGGAACAATCTTTTAAATGCAGGGGTTTAAGATATGGAAAAAGCTCAACCCGAAGCTTATATATTCCCAAATCTCCTGGCGGTTTTTGGCTGGCTACAGAAAGATGGCTGGAAGATCTCCAGGGCGGGGCTTTATAAGCACCACAAGGAGGGGAAGATAGGACAGCGGGGGGATGGCATGTATCATCTGAAAGATGTTGCCAAGTACGCGCGTACTTTCCTGAAGCGAAAGGATACCGGCAAACGTCTTCAAGATGAGCTGGACGATCTGCAGAGGAAAAAGACGCTGTTGGAAGTCGAAAAGTTGGAAATAAGTAATGCTCGTGATCGGCATAAACGCGAGGTCGAAGAGGGATCATATATCCCGAGAGACCAGTTTGAGATTGAGCTGGCTTCCAGGGCTGCGGTGTTGGACGCCGGCATCGCCCACCTTTTCCAATCGGGGGCCGGGAGCTGGATTAATCTGGTGGGTGGTGATCAGCGGAAACTCCCCGAGCTGATAAATGTCCTCATAACCGCGAAAAACGGACTTATGAACCAGTACTCCCGAACTCGGGAATTCACCGTGGAGATTGTGGAGGATGCAAGGGAAGGTCACGAGTAAGGCGCGAGGAATTGGCGCGTAAAATGTGAGAAAATAAGAAAAGGAGAAAAACATTCATGGATAAAGGATGCAAAAAAATAAGGTTGGTTTTAGTAAACGGACAAACAATCGAAATTAGTATTAAAGGAAAAGATACAGAGTGTGAAAAATATATTGATTACATGAGAAACGTGATCTGTGTGGGACACTTGATGATATGCTCCGGCCAATGTGAAATAGATGTTGAGGTCGAAGCAATCTTTATGGAGAATTCAATATCTGAAATAAATTCACGGCAAATTATAGGGATCGGTTATTAGACCATGAGACCTATTCCTTCCCACATAATCATTGATCGTAATGCCTCCTGGCTGCCCCCTGGCATCTTGGAGCGTCTGTCTGCCGCGACACAGTCAGGAGGGGCGTTCACTCATCGCTTCACGTTCACGGCTGCGGAGAGGAGAATCTTCCGGAAGAAAAAGAAGATCCCGGTCTCCGAGTGGGCGGAGAAGCATCGCTATGTCACCATGAGCGCCCTGCCTGGTCCCTGGCGGAAC